ACCTTTTCTGGTTGATCCTTTACGTTTGCGAGAGGTGTCATATGACTTTTTGCTGATGAGCTTTCCATCTCTAAAATACATTCGGCGACCATTAGCACCTTTCCTGGTATAGAGTCCCACGGGCATATACTCAGATATGAGTAAGCCTATTAAACCTTAACTCGTTTTTGAGTATGTAAACATTCTTGAGTATTACACAATTTGTTTTATACTAGCAGTAGAATAACAACTGATGAGCTTAGAAAAAGAATCATTTGGTTTTGGTATACGTCCAACGATGGATGAAGTACCACCAGGCATGCATGCCATATTCCGTTTCACGGGACCAGGCAAGATCGTAAACACACCGAAGTATGGAAAGAAATATTCTTTTCCTGTAGAAGTCTCTTATCATCCCTCCTACGACACCCTCCCTCCTCTATCTGATAACGTAGTGAATAGAGATAAAATGGAAGCACAGTTGCAAGGACAGACTGTAAAATGTGAATGGGAAACAAAGTGTGGTTCTGCAGAACAGTTATACTTTGCTCTCTTTGCAACTGCAGAAGAAATGCAAGAAGCTGGAAAGGAACCTAACATAGTAGAAATGACCAGGGATGATAAGTTCATCAAGAAGTTTACAATACATTACGAAAAGGATTTATGGAGACTTACACGTTTTGATACTGGTGCATACTGGTTAGAGGTAGAATAAATGAACTGTGAACTCTGTGATATGGATATGGAAGAAGAAGAGTATTGGACTAATGATACAATAAAAATATGCCAAGAGTGTTTTGATATTACAAAAGATGCTGGTGGCATAAAGAAGAAGGACATACATGAAGCGTCGTTGTAATATCTGTCTACGTAATGTACTTCATCAAAAGACTGATAGGTTCAATGAGAACTTAACGATCTGTTATGACTGCCAAAAAGTTATTAAGAATTTGTAAATATTGCAATAAATTAATCTGGTAACTAGGCTCTACAGTCACTTTCTATTAGAAGGACGGGAAGGGGTTAAGGAGGTGGTGGGGTAGCAATGGGTATAAAAGGCGTGTTTAGGGCGCTAGAAGGCGCTGCAGGGGCGTTATTTGGCGTTTCAGGGGCTAATCAAACCCGAACTTGCCGTGTACCAGTTTCGTAACTTTCGTTTTGTCCTGGTTGTCTGCAGCTTTTTGAATAACTGGGATCAACTTACTGGCAGCAGCTTGAATATACCAGGGCTGATCTTTTAATTCTTCAGTCATACTATGCAACAGAGACAATTGAGAACCTTCTTCTGTCTGGCCGAGTTTCTTGGCAGCATTCCCCATAGCACCATTCCAGAAATCTATTGCTGCTTTTCTTGCTTCAGGAATCATGAACTCCTCAAAGTCAACCAGGGCTTGTTCACGAATCTGTTTAGTGATCACTCCAAGGCTAGCCAACAGGGTTTCGTCTGATTCTTCAGATAATAACCAGGTCTCAATCTTTTTTTGCGTTCTTAGCGGTATCCAATAAGTATAGATTAACAAGTAAAGCCCAAAGCTCAAAACCCAAACAAGAGCGAACAGTTCGTCTGTCATTAGAATAATTTGCCCTGGATATAATCAACACCGATATTATATCCTTTTTGAAGCATGCAAGATTGAATCCATATACTGGCACTAATCGCATTATACAAAAGCTTAGGTATTGTTTTTCGTGCGTTATTATGGCAATCCTTTAATGCCGTTTGGAAATCGTGTGAAGCTTCTGTTACCGGATCTATGAAAGTTTCTTCTATATCTTTTTTCGTTTCATCTACTAAATCCTGAATATACTTTTTTAATTCTGCAGGGAGACCAGTAAGTGCTTGAGTAAGTTGATTTATCATATCCAAAGCATCTCCAGTCTTGTCATACATTGCAGCCAGGACAATTCCTCTAGGCAATCCTAAATCAATTGCAGGGATAATTTCAGCTATTGCAATCAAATTATTTAGGGCGTTAGCTTTCTTATCTACTTTTGATATTGCTAACCAGGTAATTCCCTGGATAAATGGAGTAAATGCTTTGACCACTTCAGGTATAATAATATCCCAGGGGATTTCTTTAGGATCAACCTTTGCCATTAATCAAACTGCCTGATCCCTTCTAGGATAGCTACTGCCAGGAGCAAGAACCTAACCAGGAGTTGCTCCCAGTTATAATCTTCGTACAATTAACCCCTGGTTCGATATATTCTGCCTACCATAGTCATCGTTAGATCCTGTGATACGTCAGTACCTAATAATCCCTCGAATTCAGTATATGCTGGAATAATAATCGGGATCGGTTGGTCATTAGTGGCATAGTGCGAATAAATATAACGTGACTTTACAACTATCGCGTCGTTCATTTTAAGCTCCAATAGAGTATCTGAAGTATTACCACTTTCACTATTGAAAAAAGAAACCTCACCCACAAATAAATAATTACCCGAGGTGAACTTGATAAAAGTTATCGGTGTGGTTCCTCCATAGGTTATGATTCCCGAATAGGCATAAGCATGATCTCCGACAATCTCTAGAGCTTCTGCTGGACCGGTAAAGCTTCCGCCTACTGGATTCCCTGCACCGCCTACACCACCACCTAAGATCGCCATAAGGATCCTAAGCTGCGTAAGTGATTGATACTGCTACGTCTACTGTTTCCGCTGTTGTGCAACTTACCGAGAAGTCTATCTGGTTACCAGCTATGATATCAAAGATACCTGCAGAATTCTCAACAACAACGGGTTCCCCACTGTTGCCGTCAAGTGGTCCAGCTGCCTGATTAGACCAGGAAGGGCCTGCAAATATCTGCTGTACTGAAACACCATCTCCTGCAAATTTGAAAACACTTACACCGTCTGTGGCGCTAGTGTGATCTGGTGAGCAGCTCATGCTGATTCGTACAACCCTATTCATTCCTTCTGGGTTGGTTGTGCTTTGCGAACTCCCCATAAGCTGACTGATTGAGGTAAAGGTACCTGCAGTTAGTGCGCTTCCTGCGAGAGTGTAGGTTCTAGTCTGTAGTCCTGCCATGTTTTATCTCCTTTTTATATTTTGAAATACATCTTGGTTCCGCCAAGTTTTACACTTGGGAACCATTTTCTTGCTATTCCACCTGCAGTAGCTAAAACTATTGCAGACGATAGTACTGTCTTACCTGCTGTTGAGGTAGCCAGGTTAACAGCGTTCTTAGATAATTCTGTAAACGCAATGTTCAAATTACCATCTAAGGTATCTTTGATCACTCCACCAGTTGTTAATGATCCTACTCCAACTGCTGTTCCCTGGTTGAGGTAATTTGCTACGCTCAGACCTGCAGCCATTCCAGTAATAGATGGATGCGGCATTGCGGGTTTTCTGTATCTTGCCATATTCTTTCTCCTTTTTGGATTGCCCGTGTAAGCTCTTCGAGCGGTCTTACGACGCATACCTTTTCTGGTTGATCCTTTACGTTTGCGAGAGGTGTCATATGACTTTTTGCTGATGAGCTTTCCATCTCTAAAATACATTCGGCGACCATTAGCACCTTTCCTGGTATAGAGTCCCACGGGCATATACTCAGATATGAGTAA